TACCGACAAAGATACCGATGCTGGCGGTGAACAAGTAAGCAAGCCAAAAGATGAACGTGAATCATTAACCAATGATCGCTTTGAAAAGGCAGTTGAAAAGATCCGAAACAAACAATACACTATCGAAGAACTGAAAGCAAAATTTAAGTTAAACACAGCTCAAGAGGGAGCTTTATTATTAATTGAACTATGAGCCTTTACTTAATTATTTTAACAGCTTATTGGATTATTTTATTAATATTTTTAATATCAATCAATCCAAAGTTGCCAACTGGATCAACAAGAATAATTAGAAATTGGAACGAAGGCTTATTTATTTTTGGATGGTTAAGCTTTCTTTTTTCCGCAGTACTTACATTTTTAATTCAATCATTATGAAAGTAACTTATGAATTGCTAGACAAAGACAGTGAGTCATTAATGACTTTAGAAGGAAAAGAATATATTGCTCCTATTGGTTGTGAAGTTTATTTTATTGATGAGCAGTGGGCAGATAACAAAGAACAAAGTTATATATGTGTTGAATTTATGAGCATAGTAACGTCTCACAGTTACTATATAAATGAAGATACACTTTACGTATATTGTGAAATAATAGAAGATTTATCAAAACACGATGAATCACAATTAAGAAAGTATAATAAAATAAAATACAAACAAAATGTTAATTAGATGTTCATCATTACCAAAAATTTGCACCGCTTCAAAAGTGAAGGGATCACTTAGCGAAACTGCAAAGAGCTATATTAAAACAATAGCTAAACAAGACTTCTACGGATATGAAAGCGAGCTTAACAATAAGTACGTTAAGAAAGGTATTGAATGCGAAGGAGCAGGCATATCACTTTATAACAACGTGTTTTTTACTTCGCACGAAAAGAATAAAGAAAGAAAGTCTACTGCAATCATTACAGGAGAGTGCGACATTTATACTCCTGAATTGATCATCGACATTAAATGTTCATGGTCTTTTGAAACGTTTCCTGCAACTAGCGAGGACATAACATTGAAAGACTACGAATACCAACTTAGGGGCTATATGTACTTGTATGATGTCAATAGTGCGGAGCTTGCTTATTGCATGGTAGACACTCCAGACCATTTAATTGGCTACGACAACGTGCAAATCCATAAGACAATTAATGCACCAATTGAAAGCTTAGTAACTACTTTGAGAATCGAAAGGAATGAAAAGTTAGAGGATGAAATGATTGAGAAGGTACACATGGCACATGAATATTACAACGAGTATATTAACAATTTAAATCTAAAAAACAAATGAACAAAGAGACAAAAGAAAAAGCTGAAACATTATTAAGCCAGTTTCCAACAAGGGAGGCAGCTATCGAGACAGCTAAGGTAATGGAGAAGGGCTTCAGGAAGTATTTAACAATCTGGACTAACGTCCGCAAATACATTGAACAGCATGAAAAACATAATTGATTTTAAAGATATTAACTTTGAGGTTATTGCTTCACATTTGAAGTACAATCGTAAAAGTTATAAGAAACAAAAGCTTGTAGAGAAAGCCTTTGAGTTAGCAAATGAAGTATTAATAAACAAACAAAAAGAACAATGAAAAATGAACTAAAATTTACCGGGATTATTACTAATATCCTTGAAGTCATCCAAGTTGGTAACACAAAAAAGATTGAATTTATCGTAACTGAAGAGGTAGCGCAATACCCTCAAAGTGTTAAGTTTTCAATCTATGGAGACGAGAAAGTAGATAAATTTGTAAAGTATAACAAGCTTAATGCAAGTGTAGAAGTATCGTTTAACTTCCGAACAACTGAATGGAATGAAAAGCATTTTACAAGCATTGAAGCATGGAAAGTTTTCAAAGCTGAAACAGCAGAACCTTTTTAAATTAAAACAAAATGGAAACAACTTATAAATTTAGGTTAGAATTTAACGAAAAGCAACAACAATTTCATCACGACAATTACACTCACGAAGCCGATACTTTTGGTTGGTTTACAATTATGGATGAGTGTTCAGATATGGAATTCCATATATTTGAAGCTTATGTAAAGAGGGTCAAAGTTGATAAATTAACAAAAGAATATCTATTAAAGTGTGCAGAGGAATTGAAAACATTTACAAGTAATTTGTTGGATTCCAGCTTAGTTGTAAATCGCGATTGGAAATTAAAACAAGTATAGGCGCACTAACTTCTTATTTCAATAGAACGCTGACAGCTCGGAATAGACGGCATAATTTAATTTAAAAACAAATGATTGATAGAATAACTGAACAGCCATTTTGCCAAACCGATGTTAGCGGTTGTTCTTCTCCAAAGATTATCCTTCACTTATGTGCTGATTTAGGTAGCGATAGTTTATTTTATCAATTATCTGAACAATACGAAGTGATAATGATAGGCGAAGAAATAGGAGTTGAAAATTACAACCCCCCGCCTAATGTTTGGGGAATAATTGCAAACCCTGTATGCACTGAATTTTCAACTGCAAATGGATTTCATAAAGAAAATGATTTAGAAAAGGGAATGTTTTTAGTAAATCATTGTTTGCGAATTATTGAAGCTGCAAAACCTAAATGGTGGGTAATTGAAAACCCTGCAAATGGTAGATTAAAAGAGTTTTTAGGCAAACCAAAACTTATTTACCAACCTTGGGAATATGGAAGCCCTTGGACTAAAAAAACGGCTTTATGGGGCGAATTTAATATACCTGCAAGTAAATATACTGATTGGAATAAAGTGCCTAAAAACGATAAACTTTATATAAGACCAGGGCGACCAAAACCTGCACTTGCGTTTTTACATAAATCAGCAGTTGATTTAATACCTGAAATGCAATGGGCAAAAGATAAAATAAAATGTGATGCTGATATTCGTTCAATGTGTTCTGCTGGATTTGCAGAGGCGTTTTTTCAGAATAACCGCTAACAAAAATATATACGCAGCTACATTAAAATAGTTGCGTATATTTAACCAATTAAAAAATAAATCATGCAAGAAAAAATTGACGAATTAAAGAAAAAGTTAACTGGTAACCTTTACGATGACATGGATATTCATAACGAAATCTACGAGATCAAAAAACAAATGAATCCCGAAATAGTTAGTAATCCGCAACAGGATCAAGACGAGTGCGAGGCTTGTGGGTCTTAATTTTTTATAGTACATTTGTGCTATGGGGGATTAGCTCAGATGGCTAGAGCGACTGCCTTGCACGCAGTAGGTCAACGGTTCGACTCCGTTATTCTCCACTTATGATAAATATAATTATTACGTCTTTGTTTGTCACTTACATGCTAAGGGATGAACTAAACATAGGCTACTACATAAGGAAGTGGCTAGGTATTCGTATATCAAAGACTATTAAGGTGCTTGACTGCTTACCTTGCTTTTCATTTTGGATTAGTATTTTAGTAAGCATTTGTTTTTTACAATTATCTTTCGCACCTTTGTTTGTATTTGTATTCGGAAAAATTTATGAAACTATCGAAAAACGCTAAGGAAAGCTGGCAAGCAATAAAAGTAAAAGTACTTAAAGGGGATCTAGATTATACGACAACTGAAAAGCTACAGATACAAGAAGTTTATTCAGAGCTAACAGGTTACGTTGCTCAAGTAAATGGATGTCAAGGATGCTTACGAGATGTAATTCAATGCCTAATTAATAACCATGAAGCGAGTAAAAATATCAGAGGTTAAATTAAACCCAAACAATCCTAGACTAATTAAAGACGAAAAGTTTTTAAAGTTAGTTCAGTCGATCAAAGACTTTCCTGAAATGTTAGATATTCGACCTATTGTAGTTAATCAAGATATGATTATACTTGGCGGTAATATGCGATACAAAGCTTGTAAGGAAGCAGGGCTTAAAGAGGTACCGATTATAGTTACCGACCTAACTGAAGAGCAACAAAGGGAGTTTTTGATAAAAGATAATACTTCAGGTGGGGAGTGGGATTTTGAAATGTTAGCGAATGAATGGGACGTTGAGCAGTTAAAAGATTGGGGGTTGGATATTCCTAGTTTTGAAACTGATGTTGATTACTCAGATAAAAACAAAGAATTAGATTTGAATGATTTTGAGGACCAGAAATATAGTATTAAATTAGAATATTCAGAAGACGATTATAACTTAGTTAAAGAACGATTACAGGAGCTAGGACAAACAGCTGAAAAAATACTTTACGATGCACTTATTTCCTTATAAATGGTATTTAAAAGACGGCTACCCGTCAAAAAATATACAACCAAATAAGTATAATGTTTTTGGAACTTTCATTTGTGGTGGCGGTTCTACAATGGGTTATAAATTAGCAGGGTTTAATCATTTAGGAGGCGTTGAAATTGATCCACCAATTGCAGATATTTACAAAACAAATCACAATCCAAAGTATTTATATTTAGAAGATATTAGAAAATTTGTAAAGCGTTCTGATATACCTCAAGAACTTTATAACTTAGATTTATTAGATGGTTCACCACCTTGCTCTTCATTTAGTATGGCAGGAAATAGAGAAAAGGACTGGGGTAAAAGTAAAGTATTTAAAGAGGGACAAGCTCAACAAGTTTTAGACGATTTGTTTTTTGAATACATTGAACTTGCAAAGAAATTAAAACCTAAAATTGTACTTGCCGAAAACGTAAAAGGATTAATTCAAGGTAACGCTAAATTGTATGTTAAACGTATTTTTAAAGCATTTGACGAAGCAGGTTATAACGTTCAATTGTTTCTTTTAAATTCGGCTTCAATGGGAGTTCCGCAGAAAAGGGAAAGAGTATTTTTTATTTGCCAAAGAAAAGATTTAAATTTACCTAAATTGAAATTAGAGTTTAATGAGGTTGCTATTCCGTTTGGAGAGTTTGAAAAAACAAGTGGGAATGAAGAAAGTTTAACACCCGACCAACTGAAATGGTGGAGTTTGTGTAAAAAAGGCAATGCTTTTAGTTCGGTACATCCAAAAGGACATTGGTTTAATGCTTATAAATTAGATTGGAATAGCATTTTTCCAACATTAACAGCTTCGGGAGGTAATGCTGAACCATTCCACCCTGAAATTCCAAGAAAAATAAACAAAATAGAATATTGTTGTGGGGGAACATATCCACAAGATTATAATTTTAAACATTTAGAACCAAAATATTTAATCGGAATGAGTGTACCACCAGTAATGACCGCA